AAGATTCGGCCGCACATTTTCGGTGATGGCGTTAAAAATCCTGAATTGGATTTACCAGGCAACCAAATAGGTGACTTCAAAAACTTGCAGCCTAAAAAGAGTCTGAAAAACTCTGTAGAAAACAATATCAAAGATGCTGCTAAACAAGGGTGCCAGGTTCCGGTACTGGTTATTAAAAAAGCAGATTATGAGGGGCTACAAATTGCCAGGGCTTTGAATAATGTTTTGAAAGAAAAAGAACTCGGTATTGTAACTGATGTTTGGATTATTGTTGAAAAGAAACTGGTTAAGATTACCAGGGAAGAAATAATTGCTAAGTCTTATTATGGCAAGCTATAAATGACAAATCCCGCTGTGAAGCGGGACTTGCTGTGGTTGTTCGCTCCGTAGATTGAACAGTGCAAATATACAAAACTCTA